CTGCAAAGCTAAAAGGCAAACACGACAACCTGAGCCTGATTACCTTCGGTAAGCCCAATACGTTCTTTAAGGGCTTTAAGCGGGCTATGACGTTAGATAACCAGATTTCAGTTATAAACGGCAGCGATTCTGTACCCCGCGTGCCTCGACTATGCTACGGACCGAGCAAGTCCCAAGATATGCTGTACTTCTCAAACGGTGGCGTGAACTATATCAACCCCAGTAAGTACCTTCGTAGGAAGGATCGGGGCATTAAAGATAGAGTCTCAGACCACTTTATGGACGGGTACAAAGCCCGCTTAACTAAGTTCCTAGAGGACCAGAAAAATGGTAAGACTGGCGTTGATATTTAGTGTTGCACTGCTCATGGCTTCCTGCACTACCGTAGAGCAAGTTATTCAAAACAAAGAAGTTTATTGTTCTGGTATGTATAAAGGCATCCGAGCAGTGGGCCGTGGCGCGCTTACAATGACTACAGGTGCTGTAGTAGAAGATGTTTGTGACAAGATAGATGATATCGTAGCTGAAGAAAACGTAGAGGAAAACGCCGCTGACGGCGTAATCAAAAGTGCTGACTAATCTGTACGACTTTGCACAACTGATACTATTGTTGAAGCAGTTATGACCGAACAACTACTTGAGATGCTTAAACGGCACGAAGGCGTGAAGTCGCATATATACCGGTGTAGTGCCGGTTTTTGGACTATAGGTGCAGGCCGGAATGTAGACCCCAATGGTGGGTTAGGTCTGTCAGACGATGAAGTCGATTACCTGCTAGAGAACGACATAGTACGCGTTATTAAGGAACTTTCTTCGGAATATCCGTGGTTTAGGGGTCTTGATGACGTACGAAAAGATGCTATTATAGACATCAGTTTTAACCTTGGTGCCACTAGACTTCGTGGTTTCAAGCGCGCATTGGCTGCTATGGAAGTGGCCGACTACAAATTGGCCGCAAAAGAATTCTTAGATTCCAAGTGGAGTCGGGACGTGAAAGGCCGTAGCCACGAACTCGCAATCATGATCGAGACTGGTGAATACCTACTATGAGGTTTGTAAATGCCGCTTCAGAAACTACAGTTCAAGCCCGGGGTTGACCGCGAGAATACCCGCTACGCAGCCGAAGGCAGTTGGTACGAGACCAACAAAGTGCGTTTCAGACGGGGTATGCCTCAGAAGATCGGTGGATGGGTGCGCCTGTCTAATCAGTTCTTTCTTGGCGTCTGCCGCTCTATGCTCAACTGGATTACTCTGGGCGGGCAGAATCTTGTTTCCGTAGGCACTAACCTCAAGTACTACATCGAGCGTGGTGGGGCTTACTATGACATTACCCCTATCCGTTCCACGGTAGTTCTTACTGATCCCTTCACTACCTTTTTAGGCTCTGCGATTGTCCGTGTAGATGACGTTGGTCATGGTGCGCTTGAAGGAGACTTTGTTACGTTTAGCGGAGCTACTGCGGTTGGCGGTCTTACTCTAAACAACGAGTACCAGATTAGCCTGATCGACTCTGATTCTTACACTATTACTGCTGAGACTACTGCTTCCTCTACCGCTACGGGCGGTGGCACTGTTACTGCGGCATACCAAGTCAACACGGGCAACGAGATTTCTGTGCCTTTTACTGGCTGGTCTGCGGGTACTTGGGGTTCTGGCACATGGGGTTTTGGCGGTACTACAGATGCCCCTATTCGGCTATGGAGTCAGGCTAACTTCGGTGAGGACTTATTCTTTACTTACCGTGGCGGAGCGCCTTTATACTGGGATGCAAGCAACGGGGTTACTACCCGTGCGGTGTACGTATCTTCTCTTGGCGGTGCGTCAGACGTTCCTGTCATAGCTAACAAGGCGTTCGTGTCAGACATCTTCCGGTTTGCGTTCTGCTTTGGTGCGAACGATCTGGGTACTAGCGTGCTTGACCCTATGCTTATACGTTGGTCTGACCAAGAAGACGTAGCTAACTGGACGCCCCTCCCTACTAACCAAGCCGGTGACCTGCGCCTCTCCCGAGGCAGTGAGATTGTCACCACGCTACAAGCACGTCAGGAAATTCTGGTCTGGACTGATACCGCTGTGTACGGCCTTCAGTACTTAGGTGCTCCAGAGGTTTGGGGTGCGCAGCTACTTGGTGACAACATCACTATAGCAAGCCCTAACGCGGCGGCGTACTCAGGCAACCTAGCCTACTGGATGGGTACAGATAAGTTCTACATCTACGACGGTACGGTTAAGACGCTCCCCTGCTCTATTCGTAGCTACATATTTAACGACTTTAACTTCTCTCAGTATGACCAAGTTGTGGCAGGTACTAACGAGCGATTCGACGAGATTTGGTGGTTCTACTGCTCTGAAAACTCTACCCAGAACGACCGCTACGTGGTCTATAACTACCTGCAAGACATTTGGTACTACGGCACGCTATCGCGCAGCGCTTGGATCGACGCTGATCTGAGAGAAAACCCCATGGCGGCTACGTACAGCAACAACTTGGTCAACCACGAAGTGGGCTACGACTGCCAAGAAACTGCTACGCCCTTCCCGATTACAGCTACGCTAGTGTCCTCTGAGTTTGACTTGGACGACGGCGATAAGTTTATGTTTGTTAAGAGAATGTTACCTGACGTAACGTTTGAAGGTTCTACGGCTGATGCCCCTGCGGCTACTATGACTCTATCTCCTATGGAGAACTCTGGTTCTGGGTATAACAACCCGCTATCGGAAGGGGGTAACAGCAGCGCTACGGTAACTCGTTCGGCTACAGTGCCTATTGAGCAGTTTACAGGGCAGGTCTTTGTGCGAGTACGTGGTAGGCAGATGGCGTTTAAGATCGAGTCCACTGAGTTGGGTGTGGCTTGGAAGCTAGGTATACCACGTCTGGATATGCGACCCGACGGTAGGAGAGGCTAGTGCCTAATCGGTTAGTACAGAAAGTTCAGTCGCCAGCGCTTCCGATACCCAAGGAGACTCCGCTTAAGCAGTATCTGGACGACCTGAACAACATCCTGCGTCTGTTCTTTAACTTAGTAGCAAACGCAGTGAACAACGTATTTGGGGAGTTAGGCGGCCGGTTTATCGACGTGCCTAATGCGTTATACTTCTCCACGGTAGATCAGCCCATAGCGGCGGTGGATACAGCGCAGGTCGTTACGTTTAACCAGACATACTTGGAAAGCGGGTTTTCGATTAACGGTGCTAGCAATAGCCAGATAACTGCCATATACGGTGGGGTTTATAACTTTCAGTTTACTACGCAGATTGTTAGTAACTCGGCTAGCGCTAAGACGGTATATCTCTGGATTTCGAGAAACGGTACAGACTTAGGCTACACAGCAAAAGACGTAATACTTTCAGGTTCCGCCGACGTTAACGAAGCGACTTGGAACTTTAACTTGGATTTGGCAGCGGGTGAGTACGTAGAGATGAAATGGTCGTCTGATGATATAGATGCCTCTCTTAACTCTGAAACCCCAGCTAGCCCCCATCCGGGCGTTGCTTCTGCCGTAGTAACAATTAACTTTATTTCCGCACTGCCTGAAGTGCGACCAACACCTCCGTAGGTTAGATATGGGTACTGAGAGTTACGTAAACGACGACAGTATGGTCTATAACCCGAGCACGGGGACGTTTAGTCGTGCGGGCGATATAAGAAGTGGGGTTTTAACGGTTGCCGCGCAAAACAACAACTCCATAGATAGTTTACTCGGCGCAGACCCCAATGCTTTTGGTTCCGATGGGGCCGTAGCGCCCACAACAGATAGCATAGGAAGTGACCGTACCCTTACTAGCGAAGAATTACGTGATATTTTTTCGGCCAACTTAACTGCGGGTGATATATACGGCGACACGCTTGCAGGGTATGAAGGAGTCCGAGACCCAGTAACTAGCGCTGTTACTGCCGCAATGCAAAACGATTACCTGAATTCTATCTTAGAAACCCAGCTAACACCCGAAGAGGAAGAAGCGCAACTCCTTGGTCTTTCCGTAGCCCAGATGAACGCCAAGACCGAGGACATGCTGGATAGCATCCTTAAGTCCCAAGGTGAAAACGAAACAGGGTTTGTTAACGAAAGTGCTCGGATAGCGGCGGAAAACATACTCAAGGGCAAAATTCTACAGGCTGGAGTCACCGATCCCGCTGCTCAAGCAGCTGCACTTAAGTCGGCTATGGAGTCCCTTGAAGGTGGGGCCTCTGGACTTGAGGCAGTTAAAGCAGCGGCAGGTGGGGCAAAGAAATACGTCGAGGAACTTCTTAAAACTGCTAAAACCATTATAGATGATGGTTACGATGCCACGATAGGCAGGTTGCCCGAAATACTAACTCCTGAATCCGTAACAATCGACCCAACTACAGGACAAGTTAGCGCCGTCTTTGAGATAGGGGATGAAGGCTCGGGTAACCTGCCGAATAGCACTGCCCCTATATTTGGTGGGCAGGTTGGTACTGTGGGTGGAGGCACTCAAGTTGGTGTTACTACTACGGGTAATGCAGTGCTTGACGCCATAATTAAAGCTGCTAAAGACGGTGTAGACCAGCAAGACATCGAGGATGTGGTAGGCGCGGTTATATCAACTACTACAGGCATATCCAAAGACATCGTAGATAAAGGCATAGACGGAGCTAAAAGCGCTATAGAAGCCGCTAAAACGGTTGTAGGATCAAGTGTAACCGGCGAAGACGATGATGATGACGACGCTACGAATGTAACGCTAGGCGGTGGAGCAATTACAACTAGAACCTGCGAGGACGGAAGCTTAGTAGGTGTAAATGATCTTTGCCCAGAAGACATAACTACTATTACAGGCGGAGATGGTACCGGCACTTCAACTGTAGACCCCTCAGCTACAAACGTTGAGCAGAAAGTGGCGGTAGGTGACGATACTATAGATACAATCATTGCAGGCTCGGTATGCGGTAAGGGGCAGATTAACGTAAATGGAACGTGCGTAAATTCCAGCGACACC